AGGAGCTCGGAGATCTCCTGGCGCCCGAAGAGACGAACCAGGGCTTGACCGACGACGATGCGGTTCCGGACGAGCAGGAGAAGACTGTCTCGGTCCCCGGGGACCTCTGGCTCCTGGGTGAACACCGGCTGCTTTGCGGCGACGCCACCAGCATGGAGGCGATCCAATTGGTCTTGGCCGGCGGCTTGGCCGACATGGTTTTCACCGACCCGCCGTACAACGTCGATTACGTGGGCAAGACTGCGAAGAAGCTGAAGATCGGAAACGACGCTCTGGCCGGCAAGTTCTACGAGTTCCTGCGGGACGCCAGCGCCAACCTGCTGGCGGTCACCAAGGGCGCGATCTACGTCTGCATGTCGTCGTCGGAGCTGCACACGCTTTTCCAGGCGTTCAGCGACGCCGGTGGCCACTGGTCCACGTTCGTGATCTGGGCGAAGCACCACTTCACGTTGGGCCGGTCGGACTACCAGCGCATGTACGAGCCGATTCTATACGGCTGGCGCGACGGGACGCAGCACTTCTGGTGCGGCGACCGGAACCAGGGCGACGTGTGGTTCATCAAGCGGCCCATGGCGAATCTGGAGCACCCGACCATGAAGCCGGTGGAGCTCGTTGAGCGCGCGCTTCGCAACAGCAGCAAGACGCGCGACACGATTCTGGACCCGTTCGGCGGGTCCGGAACGACGATGATCGCGTGCGAGAAGGCGGGCCGGCTTGCGCGGCTGATCGAACTGGAGCCGAGATACTGCGACGTGGCAATCCGCAGATGGCAGGAGTATACCGGCGGCGTCGCGCAGCACGCCGACTCCGGCCGCGCGTTCGACGATCTGGCTGCGGGAATCGAAGGGCTGGCTCATCCGGTGAGCCACCAGCACGAGCAAGCCGGCGATGGAAAACAGCAACCATGCGAGGCCGGCTGATGCCGGCTGCGCGTTCGTTCGAGTCCGGATTGCAGTCATGAAGAGCCTGATTATTTTCATCGTCGCCGTGAGCGCGGCATCGGCTGAATCAAACGCAGCCATCGCGCAGGCAGCGGTAGTAGCAGCAGCGGTGGCGGCGGCGGTGGCTAAGGAACAAGCCGACCAGTCACAGAGAGAGATCAGTCACGGACACATGACGCTGATGTTGACCCAGATGTTCGGATTTTTGATTGTAGTGGTTACTCTGCTGGCCAAGGCATGGACTGACGAGCGCAAGCATCAATGGGAGCAGACGAAGACGGAAGAGCACCAAACAAAAGTGCTGGCGAAACTGGATAAGGTGAACGATTCGGCGGATGCCGCCTACAAAGAAGCCAACACCGTCAACTTGAAGCTCGTGGATATCGGCGTAAAGATGCGGGACGACAAACCATTGTCGCCGGGAGAAAAGGGTGCAACGTGAAAATGCGGGGCGCGCCTGGCTGCGGAATAGTCAACGTTGGTCTTCGACGGTGTCGATCCGGTAATAATCGTACCCGAAGAGCCCATCTTCGAGGTGGTGGATTTCGATGGCGTTGTATTCGCCAGCATTGACCAGCCGTGTGGCGGCGTCGCGCGCGGCTGGCTCATTTGCCAGCCCATCGGAGTCAATGGGCTGGCGGCGTTCGGGGTCGTAGAGACGGTATGGCGGCGTCGCGGGCATGGTTTACTTGCGTCTCCGTTGGGTCTTGGCTGGCTTCGTGGCGCCGGCATCGATTTCGTAGATCACCGTGTATTCGCCTTCGTAATCGCGCGACCACACTTTGTAAACCGAAGGGCATGCGGGTTCACCGCCCAGTTCGAGATCGCGCATCCGGCTGGCCATGTCGTGGCTGGCGCACTCAATGGCTTCGTTGACCGTCGATACGGGGCCGTTCGGCTCATAACGGCCGTCCTCTGTTTCCGCGATCAGCATCGCGATCCCTAGATCGGCGTCGGCATCAACCCGTCCGAATAACGGGTGGCGCTTATTGTTCTGCTTGTTGCTGGTGTGTTTCATACATGACGATTCATCACTCCGGTTCGGCGCGGAAGCAAGGGAATAGTCGGGCCAGAAGCAGAAAAGCCGCCACCCTCGCGGGTGGCGGCGCGGTGAACGGGCCTACTTCGCGATCTTGTAGGTCCGCTCGCCAGCCTCGTTCTTGGTGGATTCGATGGTGAGGCCCATCTTCTTGGTCAGTTGGCCGGAAATGAAGCCCCGGATGCTGTGTTTCTGCCAGTCGGTCGCCTTGGCGATCTCGGCCATGGTCGCGCCGTCCTTGCGGCGCAGGAGGTCGATTACGACGGTCTTTTTGCTGCCGTCGCGCGATTCTGTGGCTGGTTTGGCAGCCGTCTTGCCGACCTTGGCCTTCTCCTTGGCCACTTTCTTGGGCGCGCTCTTAGCTTCCTTCTTGGGAGGGGCGGCCTTGGCGGCTTTCTTGGCCTTGGGCGCACCCTTTTTCTGGCTGGCGCCCTTCTTCGAGGGTGCCTTCTCCGGCGCGACGTTCGCGCCCTGTTCCGCAACGGGGGCGGTCTCTACGGTGGCTGCTGTTTCGTTCTTCATGGTTGTTGGTTTTCCTTTCTGCTGCTGTGTTCTTCGTACATGACGATTCATCACTCCGGTGCCGCCGTAAGGCAAGCGGAATCTGTAGTTTCGGCCCTTCTTTTTAAACCATGCCAGTCATGAGCCAGCGGGCTTACGCCCGCCGCCGCGGGGTTTCCGTTCGCGCGGTCCAAAAGGCGGTTGAGACCGCCCGGATCTCGACACTGCCGGACGGCCAGATCGATTCCGACGTTGCCGACGTGGAGTGGGCGCAAAACACCCGCCAGTCCGCGCCACCGGGATCGAATCGAGGTCAGCAGGACGATGAGATCGATTCGTTCGGCGCGAGCCAGTACAACAAGGCGCGCGCGGTGCGCGAGCACTACCAGGCACGTCTCGCCAAGCTCGAATACGAGGAGAAGGTCGCGAAGTTAATCGCAGCAGACGAGGTGAAGGTCGCCGCATTCAATCTTTTTAGGCGGTACCGCGACCACATGCTCAACTTGCCGGATCGTCTGGCTGCAATCCTCGCCGCCGAAAGCGAGTCGGCCAAGTGCTACGAGATCCTGGCTTTGGAAATCAGGAAGGCCTTAAGTGAATTTGCCGACGCCAACGGCTGAAGAAATCTATTCCGCGGCGGCGGCGGCCGGCATGCGTCCGGACCCGCTGCTCACGATCTCGCAGTGGGCCGACAAATACCGGAAGTTGTCCCAGCGGGCGAGCGCGGAACCGGGACCGTGGCGCACGGATCGGACGCCGTACCTGCGCGACATCATGGACTGCCTGTCGCCTTCGTCGCCGGTCGAGCGGACGGTCTTTATGAAAGGTGCGCAGATCGGCGGCACCGAGTGCGGAAACAACTGGATCGGATACGTGATCCACCAGGCGCAGGGCCCAATGATGGCGGTCCAGCCGACCGTCGAGATGGCTAAGCGCAACTCGAAGCAGCGCATCGATCCGCTGATCGAGGAGTCCGAAGTTCTGCGGGCGCTGGTAAGCGATCCGCGTTCCCGCGACTCCGGCAATACGATGCTGTCGAAGGAATTTCCCGGCGGCGTGCTGGTGATGACCGGCGCCAACAGCGCGGTCGGCCTCCGTTCGATGGCGGCGCGGTACCTGTTCCTGGACGAGATCGATGGTTACCCGGGCGATGTGGACGGCGAGGGCGATCCGATCAACCTCGCGTTGGCCCGCACGCGAACGTTCGCGCGGCGGAAAGTCTTCATGGTATCGACGCCGAAGATCACCGGCATGAGCCGGATCGAGGCGGCATTTGAGGAGAGTGATCGGCGGCAGCATTGGTTGCCGTGTTCGGTTTGCCGCCAGTACCAAGTCCTGAAGTTCCCGCAGATTCGATGGCCGAAGGGCCAACCGGATAAGGCGGTCTACGTCTGCGAACACTGCGGCCAGGAGATCCAGAACCATCAGAAGCAGTGGATGCTTGCGCGCGGCCAGTGGCGTCCGAATCCGAGTGCGAACTGGGACGGCAGGACCGCCGGCTTCCATCTGTCGAGCCTCTATTCGCCAGTCGGGTGGTTCTCCTGGGCCGATGCGGCGAAGCAGTTCGAGCAGGCACAGAAGAATCCGTCCTTGCTTCAGGTCTTTGTGAACACGGTCCTGGGCGAGACGTGGACGCTGCTGGGCGAGGCTCCGGACTGGAAGCGGCTATATGATCGCCGCGAGCCGTACAAGGTCGGCGCGGTCGCTCGAGGCGCAGTGTTCCTGACGGCAGGAGCGGATGTCCAGCGGGACCGCATCGAGGTCGAGGTGGTCGCGTGGGGGCGCGGCAAAGAGTCGTGGTCCGTGGATTACCGCGTGTTTGAGGGCGACACGTCGCGCCTGGCGGTCTGGGACAAGCTCACGGCGCTGCTGAACGAGACGTACACGTCCGTCTCGGGACTGGAGTTGCCGATTCTCCAGTTGGCGGTCGATTCCGGGTATGCCGCCATGGAGGTTTACGAGTGGGCCCGCAGGCAGGGTGGCAGGGTGCTCGTCATCAAGGGCGATGTGCGCGCGGCGGCGATTCTCGGGTCGCCATCGCCGATTGAAGTCGGACCCCTCGGTACTAAACTGAAGCGCGGCGTGAGGGTCTGGCCGGTCAATTCCGGAATGGCGAAAGAGGAATTGTACCGGTGGCTCCGGCTTGAGCGGCCGACGGACGAGGACCTCGAACAGGGAATCGCGTTCGCGCCTGGCTACTGCCACTTCCCGCGCTATAGCGAGGAGTACTTCAAGCAGATCACTGCTGAACAGTTGGTAGCGAAGCTCGTCAAGGGCTATCGCCGGCTGGAGTGGCAGAAGATGCGCGAGCGCAACGAGGCTCTGGACTGCAGGGTGTATGCGCGCGCGGCGGCGGCCCGTGTTGGGCTGGACCGGTACCAGGAAAAACACTGGCGAGCGATGGAGGAGCGGATGGGGCTGCAGGATCAGTCACAGCAATCCGCTAAACGTTCCCAACCGTCGCCGCAGGCAGCCAGACCGCGCCAAGGCCGCAGAGTAATTGGGCGCTTTCGGATGTGAACTATGGCGAACCCGTACACCGACGAGCAGATTCAGGCGAACCGTGATGCCATCGCGACTCCAGAGCAGCAGAGCACTTTCGAGGGCCGCAGCCGAACCCTGCGCGATGTGGACCAGTTGATCAAGTCGGAGCAGCACATGGTCAACGCCAACCGCGCCACGGGTGGCAAGCGCACGCGCCAATACCGGCTGATGTCGAGCAAAGGCTTCTAACGCGATGTCCATGCTTGGCGCATTTCTGACCCGTTTCAAGCGGGGCGGGAAGGGTGCGCCCGGATCCTCGACCCCGTCCGGACCTCCGACGCCCAAAGGCAGCTCATTCCCCTACGAAGGCGCGACGGTTGGCCGGAGGCTGGGGACGTGGGCCACGACCCGCGACGCCGTCAACACGGTCTGGTATCAGAGCGCCGACCAACTGGTGGCGCGGTCGCGCGACACCGCGCGCAAGGACGGATGGGCGGCGAAGGCCATCGACGAGTGGGTCTGCAACGCCATTGGCAACGGGATCAAGCCTCAGTCGCTCCACTCCGAGCGGACGACGAAGGAGAAGATCCAGAAGCTTTGGACGCAATTCGTGGTCGAAGCCGACGCCGCAGGCCTCACCGACTTGTATGGGCTGATGGCGCTGGCGTTCCGTTCGATGGTGGAGGGCGGTGAGTGTTTCGCGCGCCGGCACGTCCGTCCGATGAGCGACGGCTTGACGGTCCCACTGCAAATCCAGTTGATCGAGACGGAGCAGTTGCCGTTCTATCTGGCGCGGCCGACCCCGGATACGCCGAAGGGTAACGTTGTTCGGGCTGCGATTGAATTCGATCAACAGGGACGCCGCACCGCTTACTACTTCTACAAGGAGCACCCTGGCGAGCGGCTGTTCTTCCCGAACTACCTGGACCTGATGCGGGTGCCGTCCGACGACGTCATGCATCTATTCCGGCCGCTTCGGCCTGGACAACTCCGCGGCGTGCCGTGGTTGGCGAATGCGCTGGTACGCCTGTGGGAACTCGACCAATACGACGACGCTGAACTGCTGCGAAAGAAATTCGCCGCCATGATGATGGCGTTCATCGTCCGGACCAATCCGGACGACCCGTTCCTGCCCAATGCTCAAGACCAGGAGACGACCGACTCCGGCGGCGTGGCGGGCGGCTTACCGAACGATCAGGGTGTCCAGGTCGCGACGCTCGAAGCCGGGACGATGCAGGAACTGGAACCCGGCGAGGACGTGAGGTTCAACGAGCCCGCCGACGTCGGCGGTAACTACGAGGCCTTCGAGCGGATGACGCTACTGCGGATCGGCGCAGGCCTCGGGCTGCCCTACGACATGATGACGGGCGACCTGTCGAAGACGAGCTACTCCTCGATCCGCGCCGGCATCCTGTCGTTCCGGAGGTTGTGCGAGCAGATCCAGTACAGCGTCTTCATCCACCAATTCTGCCGCCCGATCTGGCGGGCGTTCATCGAGCAGGCGGCGGTGGCCGGCAAGCTCGATGCGAGCGACTACCGGGCGCACCCCGAGGAGTACCTCGCCGTCGAGTGGCACACGCCGAAGTGGGCCTGGGTCGATCCCGAGAAGGACGTCAAGGCAGAAATCATGGCAATCCGTGCGGGTCTGAAGCCCCGCTCCATGTCGATCAACGAAGCCGGGATGGACGAGGAAGAAGTCGACACCCAGATTGCCAAGGACAACGAGCGCGCCGACAGGCTGGGCCTGGTGCTCGACTCCGACCCGCGCAGGACCGATCTGCGTGGCGCGGAGAAGGTCGAGGCAGACGATCCGGCGGCGGTTGGCGACGAGACTACCGGCAGTAGCGACAGCAAGAAGCCGCAGCAGCCTAAACCGAAGCCGAAGGAGCAGCGCGGGAAGGAGACCATCCAGTGAAGACGAGTTATCTGCCCCGCCTGGCGGTGCGGGTCTTTGACGAGCCGCTTCTGATCCGGCCCCGGAAGCTTTACGTCATCCTGCAGGCTATTGGCCCGCGCCTCGGACTGACCGATGTCGATGTGGAACTCATCGCATCGCGCATGCCCATGGACGAGGAAGACGATCCGGACGAGCTCGACGAGATGGCTCGGTCCAAGCCGTACGAGGTGACTCCGGACGGCATCGCCGTCATCGGTGTCGGTGGAACGCTCGTCAAGAAGGCCGGATGGATGGATGCGTGGTCCGGACTCCAGTCTTACGAGATGATTCGTGCCGGCTTCCAGGACGCCATCGCGGACCCCCGCATCCAGGGGATTCTGCTCGACGTGGATTCGCCTGGCGGTGAGGTGGGCGGGCTGTTCGATCTGGCCGGCGAGATCTTCGCGGGCCGTCAGGAGAAGCCCATTTACGCAGCCGCCAACGACGTGGCATTCTCGGCTGCCTATGCGCTGGCCTCGAGCGCGGAACGCCTCTTTGTTACCAGCACGGGCGGCGTCGGCAGCGTCGGCGTGATCGCGATCCACGTCGACCAATCGAGCTTCGACGAGAAGGTGGGCCGCAAGTACACGGCAGTCTACGCGGGCGCGAAGAAGAACGATTTCAATCCGCACGAGGCGCTCTCCGATTCGGCGAAAGACGAACTTCAGATGCAGATCGACTCGCTCTACGACATGTTCGTGAGCCTGGTCAGCCAGAACCGCCAGATGAAGGCGGCGCTGGTGCGGAACACAGAGGCAGGTTTGTTTTACGGTGCCAAGGCGATTAGCGCCGGCCTGGCTGATGAAGTGGGCACCCGAGATCAAGCTCTCGCCGCGGTCACACGGGCGGTGAAGGCTAGGAAACAACTCCGCGTCGCGGCGTCTGCCGGGGCGCAAATCCCAGAAAGAGAGGCAAGCATGTCGCAAGAAGTAACGAATAAGGCAGACGCTCCCGGCGCGCCGGTGGCGCCTGCAACCGAAACCAAACCCGCGGAAGCGCCGGCAGTAGCCGCCGCACCCGCTCCGGCCCAAGCCGCCCCAGGTCCTCCGGCCACGGCGGTTCCCGCGGCTCTGCCGGATGCCGCAGCGATTGAAGCCAGGGTGAACGCCGAGAGCCAGAGGAAGGTCGCCATGTGCATGATCGCCAAGCGCACGGACCTCATTCCCCAGGCGTTGACCATGTCCGAATCGCAGTTGAGCGAGCTCCTGCTCGCGGCTGGCGCCCAGGAGTCGCAGCGCACCGCGATCCAGTCGCATACCCAAGCCGCCCCGGTGGACGCGGAGGCGCAGTTGAACGCCGCCGCCACCCAGATCGCGGCCAGCCGCAACGTCACGTTCGCGCAGGCCTACGTGCAGGCAATGAACCAGAACCCCAAGCTCTATCAGCAGTACCTCGCTGAGAAGTCGGCGCCGAGGCCGATCTGACGGGCGAGCCAACAACGAATAGGACAGGAGCACTGATCTATGGCTTACGAAGTCAATATGCAAACGGTTTCGGTCCCGGCCAGCGCAGATCTCTCGACAAAGCAGTTTCAGTTCGGGACCATCAACGCAGCCGGGCAGGTGGCGGTGGTCGGCGCGGGCCTCGCGTCGGACGGCGTCATCGCACTCGGTCCCAGCGCGCAGGGCAGGCCTTGCGCTCTGGCGACCTTTCCCGGCCAAATCGCCCGGGTGGTGGCAGGCGCGGCATTCGCAAGCGGTGCGCTGCTTGAGGTGGATGGCACCGGAAGGGCGATCACCCAGGCTGCCGGAAAGATCGTCGCGAAAGCGCTCGCCGCGGCAACGGCTGCGGGCGACATTGTCCCGGCGTTGCTGATCCTGCAGCGGTAAGCGGGCAACTACGAAAAGGAGCAATGAAACGACATGTACACCCCGACACCCGGTGATGTTCACGTAAATACGCCGCTGACCCAGATCAGCATCGCCTACCTGCAAGCGCAGGATCAATTCGTGGCCGCGCAGGTTTGCCCGGTCATTCCCGTAGAGAAGCAGAGCGACCGTTACTACGTCTACAATCGCGGCGACTTCTTCCGCGACCAGATGCAGAAGCGCGCGCCTGGCACTCCGGCCGCAAGCAGCGGCTACCGGCTCGACAACACGCCGACCTATTTCGCAGACGTGTGGGCCGAGAACAAACCGATCCCCGATCAACTCCGCGGCAACGCCGATGCGGTCCTCAACATGGACCGCGACGCGACCGAGTTTCTCACCCAGCAGGCGCTGATCCGGCGCGAGAAGCTCTTTGCCGCCAATCTCTTCGCCGCCGGCAAGTGGGGCGTCGATATGACCGGAGTCGCCGCCGGGCCCGCCGCCGGCCAGTTCCTCCAGTGGAACGATCCGGCTTCGAACCCCATCGAGGACATCCGCGCCGGCAAGCTCGTCATCAAGCAGTCGACAGGCTACCCCGCCAACTCGCTCGTCATTTCGGAGCCGGTGTGGCTGAAGCTCGTCGACCATCCCGATCTGGTGGACCGGGTGAAGTACGGCCAGACCAACGGCGGGCCCGCCCGGATCACCCGCGAAGCGCTCGCCGCCATCCTCGAACTGGACCGCATCCTCGTGATGGGCGCCATCGAGAACACGGCGGCTGAAGGTCTCCGCGCGCTCAAGCAGCGCTTTGATCTCGAAATTGATAGAAGACACGCCCCAGCCGGGTTCGGCTTCGAAGGGGTTGCGCAGGTAATACGGGCCGCGAATGGAGTCCGCGTCGCCCACCAGCACGATGGCCAGCCGGAACTTGTCCGCCTGATTGAGGGCATACAACATCTCGTTGCGGCTGACCGTAACCGTGCTCGCGCCCTGAACCCGCCCTTTCACCTCGATATGGCGTGCGTCGGGTTGTTTGCCATCCAAAGCGGGCGGATAGGAGGTCAGATCCCAGCCGCACTTCTGCGCGGACACATCCACAACACAGCAGCCACGGGCCTCCTCCGCCTTGCGAACCGCATTCATCGCCAGGCGTTCAATCCGTGCGCGGGCGGCAGCGTCCGGGGCAAATGTCGCCGCCATGTCAATCGGGTCGTCGCCTCGCCGGCTGCGCATCAGGCCGGCCGGAACTACCAGCGCCCCTCCCAGCACTACGGGCGTGCCATTGACCACGTGCCGCATGGCCTGCAGTTCCTTCTTGCGGTTCTCCAGCCGGCCCTCAAGGTCAGCCAGCGTCCGGCGTACGTTCTCCAGGTTAAGCCGAACGTCTTTGCCGGCCCCTTTGTCGTCGTTCAACTTGAGCCAGCGGTCTTGCCAGAAACCGATCTCTTTGGTCAGCCGCTGGTGGACCGCCGCCAGGGTCCGGTCGACGTGATCGATGCGGCGGCTGGCAACCTCCTTATAGTGCTCGGGAACTAGCGTTGCAGCAGCCAGCGCCACCGCCCGGTTTTCCTGGTTCGCGCTGATCCAGGGTGCTTGCAGGACATCGTCGATGAGCGGACGCTCGGTCGCGGCCAGCGGTTCAAGATCAAGATGCGGCGCCCATCCGGCGAACGAGGAAGTGCCGTCGGCGCCGACGCGAACAAACTGCAGTCGCTTCGAGATAATCAGACCATCGCCGGACTTCACCTCATGCGTGAGGAGGAACAGAAGCCAGGGGTCAGTGCCTTCGTCGGCGGGATCGACCAGAACTGCGCCCTGGCGCAGCAGGTTGGCGTGCTGCTCCAACAGCATGTCCGTCACGGCCAGCATCAGCGGGTGCCCGGGGTGCATGAGTACGGCGCGTTCGATGCCCGGTTTGTCCATCGGTTGCACGGCGGTTCGCTCGAAACAAATCCGCCCGTACCGTTTGAGAACCGGTTCGATCTCCCGGCGGTTCCGGCCAGTGATGCGCCGGTCGCGCTCACGGATGGTGGTTGGCACGTGAGTAATTTCGAATCGGCCCGTTTCCCGAGGATGTGCCGAACCACCTAGCGCATCAAAAGCACGCTGGAAGAACGAACGCACAAAATACGGCTGCAGGCGGCGAGCTTCGGCCTTCTCCATCTCCTCCTTCACGGCAAAAAGGCGTTCGGGGCTCATGATCTCCTGCGCCAACGCATTGCGGTTTAGCAGAGCCTTGATGTGGTCATGATCGAGGGCCTGATCGATCTTCGTCGTCAGGCGGGCACGGACCTCCGGCTGATCGCCGTAACGAATGGCTTGCATCAGGAGGTCTTTCAGGCTGAGGTCTTCAAAGACTTCGCCGAGGACATCGAACACCCTGCCCCTGAGTGCGTCGCTTGCTACTTCCAGTTTCTTCAGCAGACGATGATAAACGTCGCCCTCGCGAGTCTCCTTGGCGACCAGATTCCACAGGTGGCAGACCTCGGTTTGACCGATGCGGTGGATGCGCCCGAATCGCTGCTCAATACGGTTCGGATTCCACGGCAGATCGTAGTTGACCATGAGGTTCGCGTTCTGGAGGTTGACGCCCTCACCGGCAGCGTCGGTTGCCACCAAGACTCGCACCTCGGGATCAGAACGGAACAGCGCCTGGAGGCGCCGGCGCTCGTCCCGATGGGTACCGCCATGGATGGTAACAATGGCGTCGCTGTTGCCGAAGACGCCGGCAATCCTGACGTGCAGATAGTTGAGCGTATCGCGATGTTCGGAGAAAATGATGATCTTTCGCTGGCGGCCGGAAGCGTCACGCATCTCGGGTTCGTTCTGAAGGATTTTGGAGAGCTCATCCCACTTGCGGTCCAGGCCGGACGCGACCACGGCCTTGGCCTGTTTTTCCAGCGCTTCGAGGATATGGATCTCCGCCTCGAGTTCAGAGAGCGACAATGCCGCCGTCGATTCGTCGACGAGGGT